TTCGGTTTTTAATTGATTATCTCAATTCTCTTAAATCAAATGTTCTAACACCATCCACGGTAATTCTACCATAGAACCTGTTATTTACCATCTTCTTCGCGTATCTGGTCATAATACCTTTGATTGGCGTAAAGTTGAATGGGTTATACATTGTAGGTGTTAATTGTAGAGGTACATACGGTGCGTAGATGTAACCTGTGTCTAACAATGATGTTCCTTTGTGTCCTAGTAACACTTGGTTAGCTGGGAAGTAAGGATCACGGTAAACTTGGTAACGTCCTGCTAAAGTACCAACTCTTTCGATACCCATGTTATATTGATCTTGCTCTGGTGAAGCGTTTGATACGTGGAAGTACTCAAGATCATCAAAAATAGCTGAAACTTCAGAAGAAACAACGATCCAGTTAGCTCCACCTCTCAAAGTAGATTTGTGGATTTGTGCTGACAACTGGTTGATTGCTGTAATCAAAGTTTGGTTCCAGTCTTTTTGAGTGTAAGAAGTTGTTAAAGACAATCTTCTCCATCCGTTGTAGTCCCAACGTAAATTCCAAGCCGCTCCTTTTCTCAAGTCACGTAGAATTTCACGGTCGATTTCAGCAGCAACTTGTTCTGATAACAACGCTGTTAATTCAGCTTCAGCATCGATGTTGTGGAATGCCGCAACGTCTTGAGCAAGTTCTGGAGACCATTGTGCTCTTAATTTTCTTTCACTTACAGAAACAGTTACTGATTCTAAATCGAAAGAAACCTCACCGATTTTTTCTTCAAATTCTAATTCTTCATATCTTCTCCATACAGCGTAGAATGATTCATCAAAAGTAAATGCACTGATTGTACTTCCTGTATAACCATCTAAAGTGTCAGAACCACATGTAGCACATGCTGGACAAGAAAGGTCTACTTCAAGAATAATACATCCTTCAGGGTTACAGATATCATAGAATGAACCTCCGTTACCGTCAGTTGGGAATGTAGTTGAAGTTTGGTTACCATATTGTACAATTCCTTTACCATATTTTTGAGTAACAACTCTAAATAATAGTGGAGTCGCTGTTGGACAAACATTTGCCGCTCCATACTGTAAACCAGCAGTTGAAAGGATTTTCAAGTCAGATAAGAATGTTTCACTATCGATTTCATTTCCATCAGGACCAATTAATTTACCAGCTCCTGGAATAGAAGACCATCCACATAGTTTTAATAAAATCTTTCTTGTGTTACCAACATATGTAGGGTCATTATCAATAGCGTTTATTAAATCACCATTGGACCATTTAACAACATTTGCAAATGAAGTAACTGCTGACCAACGACCTTTAGAGTAATCAAATAAACCTCCTGGATCTAATCCTGGTTCAGCACCTTCATAAAATAAATCATAAAGATTTTTTGCATATGGTGCGTTAGCGTTAGGTGCTGTATCAGCGTTTGGATAACCTTGTCCTGGTACGTTATAACCTCCATTCACCGCTTCTGGTGAACCAATTGGTGGGTAATGTGTGTTACCAGCTTCATTTGGGTTGTATCCTTGGATACGAGGTACAAAGTAGAACAATTTACCAATAGGTAAGTTCATTGCTTGTACAGATACGATATCGTTAGCCAACAATTTAGAGAAAACTCTTCTTACGATTGGGAAAACAACTGTTTCGAACGCTCCGTTAGAACCTTCAGAAGTTGCTTCGTTAATCAAGAAAGAAGCTTGGTTTTCATACAACTGTGCTACGTTTTCTTTTAGGTGGCCTTTAAGACCTTCAAGGAACCCTAATTTGTCCCATTTGTTAATAGTATCTTCTTTGATAACTTTAAGGTGCTTAAGACCGATGTTACCAACAAGACCTGATTCTAATAATGCTCCCATTTTTTTATTTTTTTTAGCTTTATTTTTTATGTATATAATAAATATACGGTTTTTTATAAAAATTTATTTTTTATAGTTTTTTCATCAAATCCTTCATTCTTAAAAACTGCGGATTCTCGTAAGTTTTAGATTCAATCAAGTTTGCTGCAGATCCTGTACTAGGAGTTTTTTCTACAGTTCTTTGAACTGATTCTTTAATAGTTTGTTGAGATTCCTGTCCTGAACCAAGTTCAGATTTGATGACTTTGTAAAGATTTTTTGATTCTTTGATAGTTTCGATATTATCAAATCTACGAAGAATGTTAATCTTTTCTTGTTTAGTTGTTGAGTGTTCA